GAAGCCTTAAAACTTGCGAGGTTGCGTCAATCAATCACTGGGGTAAAATGGCACCTAGACCACATGATTCCTTTGCAATCTAAGGAGGCAAGTGGATTTCACTGTGCTAGCAACATTCAAGTTATCCCTGAGTGGATGAATGTTTCTAAGGCAAACAGGATGATTTATTCAGAACGCAACGAATGGCTGGCACATCTATGACAAACGACAATGAACTTAAAGCGGCGGTACAAGCGGCCATAGACGACTCTATCGGCTTTATTGAATCCGAGACGGTTGAAATGCGCAAACAGGCTCTCCAAGCCTATTTGCGTCAACCATACGGAAATGAAATCCCCGGCAAGTCTTCAATCGTTACTGGTGAAGTTGCCGAAGCCATTGATGGTGCTTTGCCAGCACTGATCCGCATCTTTACTGGCTCTGACCAAATCGTTGTTGCTGACCCTGTTGGCCCCGGTGATGAGGCTGGCGCAAAGCAAGCGACTGACTATCTGAACCACATCTTTCTCAAAGACAATCCGGGTGTCATCATCCTGCATGATTGGTTTTTTGACGCCTTGCTGCAAAAGAACGGCATTGTGAAGGCTGTTTGGGAAGACAAGGAAGACGTTACCAAAGAGACGTATGAAGGTTTGTCCGATGACGAACTGGCAATGCTGCTGCAAGACAAGAGCATTGAAGTTGTTGAGCAAGACACAGTAACGCAGCCGATCCTAGACCCAATGGGAATGCCTGTCTTTGATGAGATGGGTGTTCCTGCCACTTATGGCGTTCATGATGTCACCATCAAAAAGGTGGAGAAGTCGGGCAAAGTCAAGATTTCCAACATTCCGCCTGAAGAGTTCTTGATTGCCAAGGCTGGCCGCACCGTGAAGGATTCGCCTTTCGTTGCACACCGCCGAATGATTACCCGCAGCGAACTGATCGCAATGGGCTTTGCTGATGACATCGTTAACAGCTTGCCTACAGGTGACGCACTGGCTTACACGCCTGAACGTGTGGCGCGATATTCTCCCGGTGAACAGCCTTATGACACAGAGCCGAACGATTCTTCAATGCAAGAGATCGAAGTCTTTGAGTGCTACATTTATTACGATGCCGATGAAGATGGAATTGCTGAATTGCATCAAGTCTTTTACGCTGGTAACGACATTCTGAGTGATGAAGAAACGGACTATGTTCCTTTTTACTCTGTCTGCCCATTGCCAATTCCGCACAAGTTCTTTGGTAACTCGCTGGCTGACCGCACTGTTGACCTGCAACTGATTAAGACAACTGTCACCCGTCAGATGCTGGACAACATGTATCTGACCAATAACAGCCGTGTGACTGCTGTTGAAGGCCAAGTTAATCTTGATGACTTGCTGACCTCTACCGCTGGTGGAGTTATTCGCGTGAAGACTCCAGGTGCTGTCCAGCAGTTGACAGTCCAGAACATGGCTAATCAGTCGTTCCCCATGCTGCAATACTTGGATTCTGTCCAAGCCAAGCGCACAGGCGTGACTGAGATGTCTCAGGGTCTTGATCCCAACATCTTGCAGAACGTGACTGCCGCAGCCGTGGCATCTATGCAGCAAGCTGGCGCTGGTAAGATTGAGTTGATCGCCCGTATCTTTGCAGAATCAGGCGTTAAAGAGCTGTTTGAAGGCATCATGCACTTGGTCAGCAAGTACCAGCAGAAAGAGCGAATCATTCGCTTGCGCGGTACATATGTAACCATTGACCCTCGCACATGGGCTAACAAGTTTGACATCTCTATCAATGTCGGTTTGGGTAACGGCAACCGCGACCAGCAAATGGCAATGCTTAACATGGTCTTGGCTAAACAAGAGCAAATGATTGGGCAATACGGTCCAGCAAATCCATTGGTTTCGTTTGGTCAGTATCGTGGCACTTTGGGCCGTATGGTCGAGGCTGCTGGCTTTAAAGACTCTGCTGAGTTCTTCAAGCCAATCAGTGCAGAACAAGATCAGCAACTGTCTAACCCACCACCGCAGCAACAGCCGCCAATGCCTCCAGAAGTCCAGGCTTACATGGCTAAGACGCAAGCCGAGATCCAAGGGCAACAGGCAAAGTTTCAAGCTGATATGCAAATGCAACAAGCCAAGATGCAAGCTGATCTTGAGTTTGAACGCCAAAAGGCCGCATTGGAACTGCAACTGCAACGCGACAAAGCCGCTGCCGAGATTCAACTGATGCGTGAGAAAGAAGCCTCAAAACTTCAGATTGAACGCGAGAAGATGAATATGCACTTTGCAATGAAGGAGCAAGAATTCCAAGTCGAGGCACAGCTCAAAGCCATGAAGGTTGGCGCTGGCATTACGTCTAATGTTGAAATTCCGGGGTGATATATGGCAACAGTTAACCCGTTCCAAAAGCTGTTAGATAAGATTGCAGCTAATAAACCTGTTGCTCAAAGCACAGCACAAGTTGCCTCAGTTAATTCTTCAACAGCTAAAGACCCAATTGTTTCTTTAATAAAAAACGCAAACTCTGCAAGTGACATTCAGTCTGCCATACAAAAAGGAACTGTGACAGTGCCTCAATTGATGAGCGCATTACAGAAAATATACTCAAGTGAAGGTGCACAGCGTAATGTTACGATAGACGGAGAACAGCCGCAAACATATACACAAGACATTTTGTATGGCGGTGGGTTTCGTGCTTGGGAAAACCCTCCAGAAATTATTGGCGTAACTGGTGAAGGTGAAAACCAGCAACCCGTATATGGCCCAAGAAATCTGGGCGGTTTTACGCAACAAATTGGTGATACTTTGTATGTGTACGACACTAAAGGACAGTTGCTGAGAACGCAAGACACAAACCAAAGTTTTGGCGAACAAATTGCGCCTGTTTTGTCCATTGCGGCAATGGCTTTATCTGCTGGCGGCGCTGCTGGCGCTCTTGGTGGTTTGCTTGCACCTACAGCAAACGCAGCAACACAAGCAGCTATTGGCGGAGCATTGCTTAGTGGTGGCACAACTGCTTTGACTGGTGGAAATAGTGAAGACATATTGAAGTCAGCATTGAAAGGCGGAATTCCTGCTGCACTGACGCCCGTTACTTCTGCTATCTCAGATGCTGTCGGTTCTCAAGCATTGGGCAATGCAATTACAAGTGGTGCTTTGGCTAAAGCGCAAGGCGGAAATTTCTTGCAAGCTGCTATTCAGGGCGGTCTTTCTGGCGCGGCAAGGGACGCACAGATGAATCAGGTAAATCAATATCTGAATACTGTTGAGCCTGGAATTCCTTACGATGCAGCAACATCACCAACAGAGCTTGATGTGATTCAGGCTTTCCCCGAACTTGCTCCACCTCCCGAGAACCTGACTCAAGGCGTCACAGACATATTGAACTATGCTGCAAATGCGCCTTCTGTTCAGCTTGCTGCTGGCCCTAACTATGTTGGCGACCTTTCTGGTGTTCCGTATGATCCGAACTACGTTTCTGATTCAGGAACTGGTGCGTATCGGCTTGAGATTGGCGGCACTGGAGACCAGCAAGGCACAGAACCTAGCTTGACAACTGTTCCAACGCAAGAACAAGCAAGAATTGATGTTGAAGACTTGATAGCTCAGTTGCAACCATACTTGTCAGAAGCTCCAACATTTGAAGACATCCAATCAATCATTGGTCAGCAAAACTTTGCAACGCCTGATGACATTCGTGCGGCTATTTCTGGCATTCAGTTTCCAGAAAACATGACGCCTCAAGATGTGCAAAACATCGTGTCTGAAGCATTCCAGAGCAATCCTGGCATTACTGCTATTGATGTGCAAGACATTGTGCAAGGCGCTCTAAACAACTTGCCAGAAGGTTTGTCTTCTGATGATGTGCGAAACATCGTGACAGACGCTGTGGCAAACATTCCTGCTGCACCAACTGAGCAAGACATTATCAACATCATTGGTGGTCAAGGGCTTGCCACTGGTCAAGACTTGGGTAATCTTGCCAACCAATTGGGTCTGACTCAACAAGAGCTGTTTAACCAACTCAGCCAAGTCGAGCAAGGCTTTGGTCAGCAAGTGACCAACCTTGAATCACAATTGGGCAATCAAGGACAGCAATTGTTGAATGCTTTGCAACAGCAGGGCATGGACTACAACACCGCATTGAATGAAGCGATAAACGCTCAAAACACTAACTTTGCTCAATATCAATCAGCAACAGAAAGTGCTTTGGGCGGTCTTGGCGCACAAATTGGCAATGTGCAAACTGGACTTGAGTCGCAATTGTCGCAACAAGGCCAAGAGTTGATGAACTATTTCCAACAGCAAGGTCTTGATTATCAGACATCGTTAAATGAAGCACTTGCCGCACAGCAAGGCCAATTTGGCACGGCACTCAATCAAACCACTGAAGACTTGCTAAATGAAATTGCCACTTCTGGCTCTGGTTTGCAGCAACAGTTCCAAACGGGCTTGCAAGATTTGGCTGACAAATTGGGTGTGACTCAGCAAGAATTGTTTAACCAACTTGGTCAAACGCAAGAATCTCTTGGCACTCAATTCGGCGGATTGCAAGAACAGTTTGCAAATTTGAACACATCAAATGCCCAGCAATTTTCTGACTTGATGAAAACAGTTGGTCTTTTGGGTACTGGCCTTGGTGCTTTGCAGTCTACATTTAAGTCTGCTCAAGAAGCAAATGCGCCAAAGCAGTTTGAGATTGTTGCTCCGCCATCAGAGTGGAAGTCGCCAACATATAACCTGCCAACGGCTGGACAAATACCATTTACGCCATCAGCGCCAATTGACTTTGGTTCTGCACAATTGTTGCAAGGGACACAGTTTGCAAGACCTCAAGTACAAGCAACGCAAATGCCTTATGACTTGTCAAACGTCATCAACACGCTAAACTTCCAATCTGTTCCGTTTGTTCAGCAGCCAATGACTGAATCATTTACAGGACTTGCTAATCAGCCAACTGCAAATGCGGGACTGAATAACATCATTGGAAACTTAAACGGCGCACCTGTTTCTATTGCTGACATCATTTCAAACATCCAAGGACAGTATGGACAAAAAGCTGCAAGCTGAATGGGCAAGCAACCTTCTAAACGATGACTTCTTCAAGAAAGTCATGGATGATTTGAAAAATCAGCAGATTAGTGTGATAATTAACACAAATCGAGATGAGGTTGATGAGCGAGAAGCTGCATATAGCCACATCAAGACTCTTGACTTGGTTCTTGGACATCTGCAAGGCATTGCCGCAGAAACCAAGATTCAAGAAAAGAAGTGGAAAATTCTGTGAGGAAACTCACCCGCAGTCCAGACGGTTTCTGGCGAAAACTGAGATAACACATGGAAAACACCAACCCGCAAGGGAGTGAAAGCCTGAACGTAAACCAAGCCGCTAATGCGTTTCTGGGTTTGATGGGTAACGATGGAGCCGAAGAAGGCCAACCGGAAGAGCCAATTGAACAAGAGGCAAATGGCGATGATGGATCTGACGAAGCTGAGTATTCGGACGAATCAGAGGCTGTTGAGCAAGCAAAACCCCGTTACAAGGCGAAAGTCGGTGGCGAGGAAGTCGAGGTAGAACTTGACGAGCTTATTAACGGTTACCAGCGTAGCAAGGATTACACCCAAAAATCTCAGGCTCTGGCTGAACAGCGCAAAGCAATGGATGCCGAGCGCCAACATCTTGAGCAAGTTAAACAAGAGCGTATGGCCTACGCCCAGAAACTGAAGGCACTCGATAGCTTCTTGAGCCAACAGAACAAGGGTGAGGATTTGGAAGTTTTGAAAGAGACAGACCCAATCGGTTATGCCGTGAAGGTAGCAGAACAGTCTCAGCGTGAGAAACAACTTGCAGTCGTTCGTGCTGAACAGCACCGCATTGCCCAACAGCAACAAGCGGAGCAACAGCAGTCACTGCAAAACCATCTCAAGTCTGAATCTGAGAAGCTCTCGTCTGTTATCCCAGAACTGGCTACACCAAAAGGTGATGCAATCCGGAAAGAAATCCGTGAATATGCAAAATCTGTTGGTTGGTCGGATCAAGAACTCGCCTCAGTGTATGACCATCGCGCTGTGCTGACTTTGTATAAGGCAATGAAGTTTGAGCAACTTCAAAAGGGCAAGCCGGAGACTTTGAAAAAAGTCCAGCAAGCTCCCAGGATGCTTAAACCGGGAACTTCAGGGCCAGAAACTAAGTCCTCGCAAGAAAAGCAAGTGATGCAACGGCTGCGTCAATCCGGCAAAGTCCGCGATGCTGCTGCTGCATTTGAACGATTCCTTTAATCTTTTGGAGCTTTAAAAATGGCAACCTATCAAACCTATACCGCTATCGGTATGCGCGAAGACCTCTCTGACGTTATCTACAACATCAGCCCAACTTCGACTCCTTTCATGTCTTCCATCGGCAAGACCAAGGCAACTGCAACTTATCACGAGTGGCAGACTGACAGCCTGGCCGCTGCTGCTTTGGGCGGCGCTGTTGAAGGTGCTGATGCCTCTAGCATCACCGCATCGCCAACCTCGCGTATCGGCAACCGTACACAGATTTTCACTAAGTCTGTTGCTGTCGCTGGCACTTTGGAAGCTGTTGACAAAGCTGGTCGTAAGTCTGAAAAGGCTTATCAGTTGGCTAAAGTGTCGGCTGAACTGAAGCGCAACATTGAACTGACTCTGTTGTCCAACCAAGTGGCTGCAACTGGTGACTCCAGCACTGCTCGCACTTTGGGTGGTCTGCAAGCATGGTTGAACACCAACTATGACGGTGGCACTTCTGGTGTTGCTGGCTCTGGTGGTACTACTGCCCGTGTTGACGGTACTGACCGCACTTTCACAGAAACTCTGTTGAAGACTGTTGTTGCTGAAGTCTACACCGCTGGCGGTTCGCCTAAAGTGCTGATGGTCAACCCTGCTCACAAGCAGTTGGTCTCTGCATTTGCTGGTATTGCTGCACAGCGTTACATGGCTCCTTCAAACGAACCTACTACAATTATCGGCGCGGCTGACGTCTATATGAGTGATTTCGGGGTAATTTCTATTGTTCCGAACATTTTTATGAACAGCACTAACGCTGGTGATGAAGTTGCTTTCTTGGTCGATCCAGACATGGCCTCTATCGCTTACCTGCGTCCTTTCGAAACCATTGAATTGGCTAAGACGGGCGACAGCGAGAAGACCCAACTGTTGGCCGAATTGACTCTGGAAGTCAAGAACCAAGCCGCTCACGGCATAATCGCGGACCTCAGCTGATCTAACGTAAGTTAGCCGAAAGCCTCCCTCGGGAAACCTTGGGGGGCTTTTTTATTTACCATGCCAATGATAGAATTGCAATCATGGAAAACCCTACATTTCGCAAATCTGTTGCTCATGCCGATGGTGAAGGTGGTTTGATTATTCAAACTGCTCAAGATGTATCAGCCATTGTTGAAAGAAACAAGCAAGAGTTCAACAGCTATGACGAACGGGCCAAGTGGTCTGATGAGTTGTATGGCAACAAGGTGGCGTCCATTCCATTGACTGCAATTGATGAATTGAATCACCAAGGCATCATGCGTGGCTTTCACGTTATTGACAACGCACGTTTTGCGATGTGGCTCAATAATCCAGACAATCGGGCATGGCGTACACGCCCAGGAGTGATTTAAATGAGCTTTACAAGTTACTCTGATTTGCAGACAGCCATTGCTGGTTATCTGGCTCGTACAGACCTGACCACACAGATTCCAGACTTCATCCGGTTGGCTGAAACTCGTTTGCGCCGAGATCTGCGGATCCGTCAAATGCTCAAGAGCGTAACGACTGCAACTGTTGCTGCTGATAGCACTGTTGAGTTGCCAAGCGACTTTCTTGAGGTGCGTGACTTTGTTGTTGTTGGCAATCCTGTTCAGCCATTGAACTATTACAGTCCGTCCGCATTCAATCGAAACACCCGCACATGGGAAATTGGTAAGCCTAACAGCTACACCGTGTTGGCAAATGACTTTCAGTTGTCGCCAGTGCCTGACACTGTATATACAGTTCAGCTTTTCTACTTTGCCGCACCTACGTTTTTGAGTGACTCAAACACAAGCAACGTGTTTTTGGCAAACACTCCTGACGCTTTGCTTTATGGGGCTTTGCTTGAAGCAGAACCTTATTTGATGAACGATGCCCGACTAAACACATGGGGAACTATGTTTGATCGTGCAATGGCATCCATTACCCGATCTGATGAGCAGGGCCAATATTCTGGTGTGCCTTTGTCAATCAAAACAACCCTGTGAGGTGAATCATGTCTGAAATGTCGAACTATCTTGAGAATGCGCTGATTAACGCAACTCTTCGCAATACGTCCTACACAAGTCCAGCAACAGTGTATTTGGCGCTTTACACCTCTGATCCTACTGATGCAGATACTGGCACTGAGGTCACTGGTAACGCCTATGTGCGTCAATCAATCACATTTGGTGCGCCATCAAACGGCGCAAGCACAAACACTGCTGCAATTGAATTCCCTCAAGCCACTGGCTCTTGGGGCACTGTTGCGTACATCGGCATTCGTGATGCGTCTACGGCTGGAAACTTGCTCTTTCATTCGCCATTGGATGCGTCTAAAGCAATTGCTACTGGTGACGTTTTCCGTGTTGCCATTGGTTCTTTGAGCGTGACATTCGCGTAATATGGCCGATTTACTGCCACCGTGGACGATAGACAGTCTTGACCAGCTTAAAGCTAGTCTTGATGATCTGACGCTCACGCTGGACAGTGAACTCTATATAACATCGGTCACACTCTGGGATGCTTATTCAAGCGTCAATGCAACAGCAACCGTAACTGCTGACGCTACCCGTGTTCAGTTTGCATCGGCTTCTGTCACTTGTACGGCTTCTGTAACGGCTGACGCTACAAGGGTTCAATTTGGTGATGCAAGCATTAGCGCATCGGCTACGGTAACGGCTGAAGCTATCAGGGTTCGTGAGGCTTCTGCTGAAGTCACTTGTGATGCAACAGTAACGGCGCTTGGCGGAATTGTCGCTAATGGTGATGCTTCTGTCAGTTGCACTGCTGAAGTATTTGCTTCTGCAAACGCTGATTTTGCTGGCGCTGGTTCAATTAATGTTAGCGCATCAATCTCTGCAAGCGCATCGAATGGCCGCAGTTGGCAAGACGTTGTTGAGTCGGATAACACATGGTCACCAGTATCAAGCGACTCAAACTCATGGACTCCGATAAGCGTTTCTGATAACACTTGGTCTGATGTTGCTGCATCAAGCAACACATGGGCGCAATCATCGAACGGAAATAACACATGGCAACTTCAAAACTAACATTTGGCGAATGGATGCCAGACCAGCCAGGTATCTCAGGCGCTTTAACTGATGCCAAGAATGTGGTTTCTCAGGCTATTGGTTACGGTCCATTGCCTACGGCTGCAACATTCTCCGCTGCTGCTTCAGAGAATTTGACAACGCTTGTAGCTGGTAAGACGCCAGCAAACACAACCAAACTTTTTGCTGCTGGATCTTCAAAGATTTATGAAGTCTCAGGTGTTGGCGTTTTGACTGATGTTTCAAAGTCTGGTGGCTACACGCCAAACGCCAATTCTGACCGTTTCAGGTTTACGCAGTTTGGCAATGTCATCATTGGCACGAACAACAATGACCCGATCCAAGCCTATACATTGGGAACATCGACAGCATTTGCCGACCTTGCTGCTGGCGCTCCGGTTTGTAAGTTCTTGACTGTGGTCCGTGATTTTGTTGTTACCGCATTTACCAATGAAAGCTCTACTGTTTACCCGACTCGGGTTCGTTGGTCTGGTATCAATGATGAGACTGCATGGGGTTCTAGCCAAGTAACTCAAGCTGACTTTCAAGACATTGCTGACGGTGGTCAAATTGTCGGCATTCGTGGTGGTGAGTTTGGCTTGGTGTTCATGGAAAAAGGTATCAGCCGGATGAGCTACATCGGCACACCTTTTATCTTTCAGTTTGACAACATTTCTCGCGGCAAGGGCTGTATTGCTGCCAGCTCTATTGCTCAGACTCAGGGCGTGACGTTCTTCTTGTCTGATGATGGTTTCTACATGTGCGATGGTCAGCAAGTCCAACCGATTGGAGCCGAGAAGGTCGATCGTTGGTTCTTTTCCAATGCTGATGAAAGCGCCTTTGACACAATGAGCGCGGCTGTTGATCCTGTACGCAAACTGATTATTTGGAACTTCAAAACAACATTTGCACAGCGCCAGCTAATCATTTACAACTTTAAAACACAAAAATGGACGTATGGCGATGCTGGCACGGATTACATTTCTGATGCTTCAACGGCTGCTGTTACGCTTGAAGGATTGGACGCTATTTCTTCTAGCATTGATGCTCTGTCTGTAAGTCTTGATTCGATTCTTTACATGGGCGGTAAGTATTTCCTTGGTGGAACTTCTGGCGCTTATGTTGTGACGTACAACGGCGCACCCGCTACTGGTCAACTGATTACAGGCGATTTGAACGCTGGTGGGCGCTCGGTGGTGACATTGGCTAGACCGCAAATAGATAACGGCTCTGCGACAGTTTCTGTGGCTTCAAGGACGCTTCTGAGTCAAGAGTTGTCGTTTGGTACTGCTGTTGCTGCTGACTCTGAAAACCGTGTGTCGTTACGTTCCAACGGAAACTATCACCGATTCAAGATTGTTCCTACTGGCTCAAATTGGACAACGGCTGTATCAATGGACGTTGATTTGTCTGGTCAAGGGGTTCGTTGATGAATCAATTCCGTACACTTCCACCGTTTGGAGGCGATGCTCGTGCTGTGTCTGAGGTCGTTAACGGAATCATGAACGGGAAAACCAACAACACTGGTGAAATTACCTTAAATCAAGGTGCAACGTCCACAACTTTGACCAATGAACGAATAAGCGCAAACAGTGTGATTCTGTTTATGCCCTTAAACGACCATGCTGCTGATGAGTTGGCTCATGGTCATATGTATGTTTCAGCAAGGAATAAGGGTTCAGCCACAATCACGCACGGAAATCATATGCACGACATGATCTTTGCGTATGTCATTGTCGGCTGAAATTGTCTATAATGATTCCATCGGATCACCCGCTATGGAATCCACAACTTTCAGGAGTTAATCATGGCGGTCACGACCACATCTCAAATTGATCCAACAATCCAGCCATTTTTGAGCTACGGATTGTCTGAGGCACAGCGTCTGTATCAGGCTGGTGGCCCTCAATACTATCCAGGTCAAACCTACGTTGGTCCTTCGCAAACCACTCAAACTGGTCTGCAAGCTCTTGAGCAACGGGCAATGCAGGGCAATCCTCTTGTCGGTGCTGCTCAAGGTGCTGTCCAAGGGGCTATCCAAGGCCAGCAAAACCCTGCGGCTCAGATGTACTCAAACATCTATGGTCAAGCCGGGGTAAATCCTACAAACCAGTTCTATACTGGTCTGATGGGTGGTACGCAAAACCCTGCGATGGCTGGCACTCAAGCGACTGCAAGCGGTCAATTCCTGAGTGGTAATCCATTCTTTCAAGGCGCTTTTGCTCCTGCTGCTCAAGCTGCTTCACAGCAGTTCCAGACTGCTTTGGGTGACATTGGTTCTGCTGCGTCTAAGGCTGGTCGTTACGGCTCTGGCGCAATGGGTACGTTGCAAGATCGTGCTTCTGGTCAACTTGCCAAGTCTTTGAGCGACACTGCTGGTCAACTGGCGTATCAGAACTATGCTCAAGAGCGTGGCTTGCAAGAGTCTGCTCAAGGTCGTTTGGCTGGTTTGTCTCAGCAAGACATTGCTAACCGCATGGCCGCTGCTCAAGGTCTTGGCGGTAACTATCAGCAAGCCTTGGCTACTCAGTTGGCTGCAACTGGTGGTGTTGGTCAGACATTTTCGTCTGACGTTGCTCGTCAACTTACTGCTGCTGGTATGGCTCCAGGTCTTGCCCAATCTGACTATCAAGACATTCAGAACTTGTTGGCTGCTGGTCAGGCCCGTGAAGGCTACACAGGTCAACAGACTGCTGCTGATGTTGCTCGATTCAACTTCCAACAGAATGCTCCTCAACAGAATCTGGCTAATTTCTTGTCTGGCGTGTATGGCAACCCAATGGCGACATTGAAGGGCACAACACAAAGCGGCTCCACTGATACGTCAAACTTGCAAAACGTCTTAGGTACTGCTGCAACATTTGGCGGTCTATACAAGAACCTTGGTGGCTCAACTGGCATCAGCAACCTGTGGAACGCTGGTTCTAATTGGTTTAACAATTCGCCAACTGCCACTTACAACGCTGCTGTTGACTATGCAAACACATCGCCAACAGGCTGGTTGGACTTTTAAGGACTAATCATGGCTGGACTACTTGACATTTTTGGCACTGGCGGCACTGAGACTCTTGGCCTTTTGGGCATGAGTTCTGGCGACATCCAGCGCAACCGTGATGACGCACAAGCACAAGCCCTATATGGTTTGGCGGCTCGATTGTTCCAGGGTGGCAACACTGGTCAATCTATTGCAGAAGGTTTGCAACAAGGACAGAAGCTGTACTCGTCTGCAATGCAAAACCAGTTGCAAGAACAACTGCAAGGCTTTCAGATGAAAGATTTGCTTGAGAAACGCAAACGTGAGCAAGAGGCTGAAGCCCGTCAAGTGATGGCAAACCGTTTGCTTCCTAGCTTGATGCAACGAGGCCAAGCTGCTGTCCCTGCACAGATGGTTGAAGAAGATGGCCGCTATATGGGCGAAACACCCGCTGTTGCTGCTAGAGCTGGCGGCATCAATCAAAATGTTTTAGAGGCTTTGTCGCAATCTCCCGAAGGCCAAAAAGCTTTGCTGAATTTTGCTAATTTGCAAAAAGCTTTGTCTGGTGAAGTGACAAAAATCGGAAAAAATGAGCAACTTGTCAGAATCAACCCATTGACGCAGACTCAAGAAATAATTTCTGGCTCACAAAAGCAAGAGCAGCCTCAAGGCAATCCGTTTGATATTTTTGCAAACGATGTGGCAGTGCCTCCCGCTTTGAGAGCAACGGCTCAGCGATACCAAAAAAGTTATGCGGCTGGAAACCTTGATGAAGAAACAGCGGACAAGCGATTCTCTGAGCTTGCAAACCGCATTCAGTCTTCTGAACAATTTCAGCAAAACCAACAGGCTTTGGCGGATCAACGTAGGCAAACAAATCTGCTTGCTCAAGGGCAACAGGCTTTGGCGCAAAACATGGCTGGTGTCCGAGAAGCTGAAATTCAGCAGCGTATGCAAACCAAACAAGAGGAGCTGCAAAAGCCTGTGACAGAGGCCAAAGAAGCCATCAACCTTATCAACCAAGCTGAGACACTGCTTGATACTGCAACCGGCTCTTTGACTGGCACTGGTGTTGATATTCTTGCTGGTGCATTTGGTAAATCTACACCGGGCGCTAAATCTGCTGCACAACTCAAAGCAATTCAAGGCGCTTTGGTTGCCAAGATGCCTAAGATGTCTGGACCTCAATCCGATAAAGACGTTTTGCTTTATCGTGAAATGGCTGCGCAAGTTGGTGATTCAACCTTGCCAACAGATACACGCAAGGCGGCTCTTGAGACTTTGCGTGAGATTCAAGAGCGTTACGCAAAGATTCCTACTGGAGAAAGCAAGCCAGCAGCGACTACATCGCCTTTTAAATTTGATTCGGCAAAAGAAAACCGCTATCAACAGTGGCTGAAAACTCAGGAGAAAAAATAATGGACGAACTTGAAGAATTTGAGTTTCGCCGCCGTTATGAGCTTGAGAGAGGCGCAAAGCCTTTACAGTGGAAAGATGTGCCAATTGAAGCTGTAAAAAACTTTGGTCCATCCGTTGCAAACATGGTTGGCGACATTTATCAAGCCGTTACTAGCCCTGTTCAAACTGCCAAGTCTGTTCTTGATATTGGCGCTGGCACACTACAAAACTTGCTTCCTGAAAGCCTTGTTCAGTTAATTGGTGAAGACAAGTCATCACGCAATGTTGCTGGCCAAGTTGGTCAGTTTTACAAACAGCGTTACGGCACTGAAGAAGGTTTCAAACAGGCTTTGGCTAAAGATCCGGCTGGTGTTATGGCCGATCTATCTACAGTTCTTACTGGTGGCGCTGCTATTGCCCCACGTGCTGCTGCTGCGCCTTTAAAGGCTGCGGCTTCTATGGTTGACCCTTTGCAGTTGGCTGCTAGAGGTGCTGGAAAGGCTTTTGACGTTACTGGTGGTCTTGCAAGACAAGCTTTAGGGTTGACTACTGGTGTTGGCAGCGAGGCTATTGGAGAGGCTTATAAAGCCGGTAAAACGGGCGGCGAAGCTGGTGCAGCATTTAAAGAAAACTTGATGGGGCGTGTTGACCCTACTGAAGTTCTGACTGCTGCAAAACAAAACGTGGCTGAACTTGGCCGCCAGCGTCAATCTGCTTATCGTGCCAACATGGAAAACATTAAGGGCGATAAGTCAATTTTGAACTTTGATGGCATTGATAAAGCAGTTGATTCTGCTTTGTCTAAAGTGTCTTACAAAGGCAAGGTTACAAAAGAAGCTGCCGCTCAAAAACTTAGCGATGTGCAAGCCAAGATCAATGAATGGAAAAGCCTGGACCCTGCTGAATTTCACACTCCTGAAGGTCTTGACGCTCTGAAGCAAAGCATTGGTGAAACATTGGAAAGCATTCCATTTGAATCGGCGCAACAACGTATGGTTGTTGGTGATGTTTATAACGCTGTAAAAAATGAAATTGTTAAACAGGCTCCAACATACGCTAAGACAATGAAAGCGTATGCTGAAGCATCGGATCAAATCAAAGAAATTGAACGTGCTTTATCTTTGGGCAAAAAAGCATCTGTTGATACTGCAATGCGTAAATTGCAATCATTGATGCGAAACAACGTGCAAACTAACTATGGTCAACGCCTTAAACTTGCTCGTCAACTTGAAGAAGCTGGTGGCAATCAATTGATGCCAGCTATTGCTGGTCAAACATTGTCTGAATTGACTCCAAGAGGCTTGCAGCGCGCAACATCTGTGCCTACAAGTTTGGGTGCATTTACTGTCGGTGGACTTCCTGCTGCTGTCGGTTATGGTCTTGCATCAAGCCCTCGTGTTGTCGGTGGCGCTGCTTATGGTGCTGGCACTACTGCTCGTGGTTTGCTTGATGTTCAGCGCAGACTTCCGCAAATTGACTATCCAACAATGTTCAACCTGCTGTATCAATCTCAGCAACCAAAAGATTAACGGAGTAAACAATGGCAAAGACAAAAATTTCAGAGTTCTCAGCAACTCCAGCAAACAACACCGACATTGACAGCATTAACATTGCTGAAGGTTGTGCGCCTAGTGGCATCAACGATGCAATCCGTGAACTGATGGCCCAACTCAAGGACTTTCAGACAGGCGCAAGAGGTGACTCTTTTAACGGGCCTATTGGTACATCTACTGCTGCTGCTGGTGCGTTTACCAACTTGACAGCTTCTGGCACGTTGGGGGTTACTGGTGTAGCCACATTGGGTGCTGGTGCTATCTTGAACACACCTGCCTCTGTCACTCTGACTAACGCTACAGGTCTTCCAATCGCCACTGGCGTGTCTGGTCTTGGCACTGGCATCGCTACAGCCCTTGCTGTTAATACTGGATCTGCTGGCGCTCCTGTGCTGTTTAACGGCGCTTTGGGTACGCCATCTAGCGGCACAGTGACAAACCTGACAGGTACAGCGTCCATCAACATTAACGGCACTGTGGGTGCTACAACAGCCACCACTGGCGCTTTCACTACGCTGACAACCTCTAGCACAGTGACATTGAACGGCGGCACAGCCAACGGCGTGGCCTACCTCAACGGCTCCAAAGTCCTGACCACTGGAAGTGGGTTGACGTTTGATGGAACGAATTTTGCGACTACTGGCACTGGTTCTGTAAGCCGTTTAATTACCACCTCAACTCTTGCAGACGGCTCAACTCCACACGTTGATACTTCCGCAACTGCTTTTGGCATTATTGGCGGTTCATCATCAATGGGGTACAAAGCCACTTCGCAGCACATTTGGAATCTGTCAGGAACCTCCGAACAAATGCGCCTGACCAGCACAGGTCTGGGTATTGGAACAAGTTCGCCCAGCGCAAAACTTGATGTTGCTGGTGGCGCAAAACTGACAGGAACTGTTGTCACCACAGCTGGCTCGGACGCATTTTCTGCTGGATCGGGCACGGGTACAAGTATTCGTGTCAACGCTATTTTCAAGGGCACAGACGCATCTGGAAATGCGCGCACAAGCTACATTGGAACAAACATTTACGGAACTGATGGCAGCATGGAGTTCAGCAATAACGTAGCTGGATTGACCATGAGCATTAACCCGTCCGGCAACGTAGGTATTGGGACGAGTTCGCCACAAGCCCGACTTCAGGTTCTTGACCAAATTAAAGTGAGTTCGGCTAATCAGTCTGCTGGTATTGTTGCCCTTGGAGATGGTAGTAGCACCAACGTCAACGTTGGTATTGGTCGCTGGAATGGTGCTACAAATGCCGCTGGTACGGGCGGTATGGGCTACTTTTCGCAAGGCGCATCCAACGCTGGCGGTCACTACTTTTACACTGGTGATGCCGTTGCTGGCTCTCAGACTGAGCGTATGCGTATTGATGCCAGCGGTAACGTGCTGATTGGACGAACTTCCGGTGGCGGCGGCAAACTTGAGGTTGATGGCAACTATATTCGATATGGAAATTCGGCAAGCTATACCAACGATGAATTTTTAATTCAGCGCGATGCTTCTGGCGTAAACCTTAAAGTTCGTCAGAACACCAACATGGTTTTTGCCACCAACGACATTGAACGCGCCCGTATCGACTCCAGCGGTAACGTGCTGGTGGGGACTACGAGCCAAGTAAGAACTGGCGACAGGATGTCTGTTGTTGGTTCAGGCGCAAACGTGGCTACATTCCAACAAAATACCAATACGTCTGGATATAACGTGTTGGCATCCAACCTTCAATCAAATGGTAACAACACAAGCAGTTATCATTTTTGGGGCAACACAAATACTGTTGGCAATTGGTATCTTTACGGCAATGGAACAACGTCTTATTCTTCAGACGAGCGTTTGAAAAAGAACATTGTTACAACCCGTGACGGCTACATTGAAGACATTTGTAAGCTGCGTGTCGTCAAGTACAACTGGAAAAAAGATGCCGACGGAACCCCGCAGGAGTTGGGTCTTATTGCGCAAGAAGTTGAGCAAGTTTTCCCCGGACTTGTGCAAGATGACTTGAACCCAGTGGAAGAAGGCGGAGAGATTTACAAACAAGTCAAACAGAGCGTTTTGCCTTTTATGTTGCTCAAAGCCATTCAAGAACTTAAAGCAGAATTTGATGCCTACAAAGCATCGCACCCTTAACACCTGAAAGGACTCATCATGACCACCACCTTTAAAATCTCTCAAATGGATCGCCTGACTGCTGACGGTTTTGTCTGCACAGTGCACTGGAATGCCTCGCAAGTTGATGGTGAATTCAGCGCCTCGACATACAGCACTGTTGGTTTTTCTGAGCAGCCTGGACAATCTTTGATTCCATACGACAACCTGACAGAAGCTCAAGTAATTGAGTGGGTCAAGGCATCGTTAGGCGAAGAAGGCGTAGCTGCAATTGACACTGCTTTGGCTGCAAATATTGCTGACCAAAAAGCCCCTAAAGTTGCTGCTGGTGTGCCTTGGTCGGTTTAAAATAAACCATCTTTTCTAGCCGAGTTTTGACATGGATAACCAACAGCTTTTCAACTTAGTGGTATCAGTTGCAGGGGGGTTGGCGGTCTATGTCATCAACAACTTGACCCGCACGATTCAAAAGCTAGAAGACAAGGTTAGCGACTTGCCGCATGTTTATGTTGCCAAGGATGACTATCGTTCAGACATTGCAGAGGTCAAAGCAATCCTCAAGCAAATCTTTGACAAGCTAGACGGTAAGGCAGACAAACAATGAGAGATTGGGCCGTTAGCTTTGTTGCGGCGGCCCTTCTTGTTGGCCTCATCGTTTGGTGCGCCAAGGTATTTATTGAGGTGCTGAGGTAATGGACCCGATCACACTTGCCCTTGCTGGCATGGCTGCTGTCCAAAAGACGGTTGCCATGATTAAAGAAGCATCATCCACCGTTGATGATGTGCGCAGCCTCGGGCCGCTGCTCGGGAAGTACTTTGAGCAAAAGCATGAAGTCACCAAAGCCCTCAATCAGGCCAAAAGCAGTGGCGGCTCCAACATGGGCAAAGCCGTGCAGATCGAGCTTGACCTGAAAGCCCAGCGAGACTTTGAGGATCAGGTGAAGGGCTTGTTCTTCCCCAACAACATGGATGTGTGGAACTCCATCATGGTTCGTGTTGCTGAGATGAACAAGCAAGACAAGCTCGATATGCAACTGGCCCGTGACCGTGCGCTCAGGGCCAAGCAAGAACGTGAAGAACTTGTTGAAATCCTAATTGTTATCGGCGGCGTGACGCTGATTTTTGCCTTGGTAGGCTTTGGAGCCTATCTGGTTATGTACGCAAGGAGTGTGTGATGCTGTCTCTTATTTCTACCCTTGGCGGTCTGCTGATCTCCGGCCTTCCAAAACTCTTGGAGTACTTCCAGAACAAGGCGGACCAAAAGCATGAGCTGGCACTGGCCCAGGTTCAAACCGAGCGTGAATTGCAACTGGCTGCTGCTGGGTTTGCTGCTCAGGCCCGTGTTGAGGAAATCCGAACCGAGCAGGTGGCGATGCAGACCCAAGCGCAAATGGCCCAGGCTGAAGCCGAGATGGTGCAAGGCGCTCAGGAACACGACAAAGCAGTGCTGGCTAAGGCATCCACGTGGGTTGCCAACTACATCGGCACAGTGCGCCCGACAGTGACCTACATCTTTGTGCTTGAATTGGTCTGCATCAACATCTTCTTGTGTTACTACCTGTACACAAATCCCGGCATGATTTCTAGCATGGATGACGTACTCAAGTATGCCGACATCATTTTCAGCCCTGACGAGATGGCAATGCTTGGTGGCATCATTGGGTTTTGGTTTGGGTCAAGAAACTGGAGCAAGAAGTGAAAACTTCTGACAAGGGCATCCACTTGATGCACGAGTTTGAAGGGTATAGAAACCGCCCATACAAATGCAGTGCAAAAATTTGGACTGTCGGTTGGGGCCATGCAATGTACAGCGATCAGCTACGTCTGCCCAATGCTCGCACCGGGACATATACAGGGATGATCCGTGATGATTACCAACTCAAACCTGAAGACAATCGGGTCTGGTCCAAAGAGGAACTGGTTGAGATTTTCAAAGATGACCTCGTTTCTTTTGAACGCAGTGTTCTTCGACTTGCTCCCAATTTATCTAGCCATCAGTACAAGTTTGACGCTTGTGTCGCTTTTGCCTTCAACGTAGGCGCTGGAAATTTTCAAAGAAGCACCATTCGCCAGAAAATTTTGCGAGAAGACTGGGAAGGTGCTGCTGAAGCATTCTTGGCATGGTCTAAGGCTGGCGGTAAAGTCTTGCCTGGACTTGTCCGCCGCCGCAAAGCAGAAATTGCTTTATTTCTTCAAGAATGAAATAGGCGTATATACGCAAGCCTCTGAGCTACTGGACTCCACACTGACAACAGACTGACCGTGAGGATTGTTCACCTGTTCAGGGTGATAAAACCATCGGCGGCAGTTCTTGCAGTGTGAGTCTGGTAGCTCTGGCTCACACCTGCTGTAATCAAACGGCAGGGTGTTCATCGCTCAACGCCTTGCAAACGGTCT